CGCTTCTAAGTTGAGCTTGTAAGCCCAACTAGTCGCTTCGCTGAGGCTATTGAAACCGGCAAGGATTTGATTAATCCCCCGGCGCACTACTACGTACTTATACGTCATGGTTTTGTGTGTTTACGAACTACCGTTTTGGCAGTTCTCTGATGCCCTCACTTGCATGAGGGCTACAGGGAACGGTCTACGGTTCTGATCAGACCTTGGTGGCCTTGAGGCGGGCAACTTCCGCCTGCAATTCCGCAATTTGCGCCTCATAGCGCGCTTCCGGCGAGATACGGTTATCCCGCTTCCAAACTACGTAGCGGTAATCGCTACGCGCCGAGTGCTTATCCTTAACATCGACAAGCTCGAAACCCTCGTTTCGCATTTGATCAAACATGGCTCCCATTTGAGAGCCAGTAACCGAGGCAAGGCGGTTCTTCTTTTCCGCCCGAGCCAGTTTGATGACATCACGGTTCGCCGTCAATTCATCACGGGTGAAGGAATTGGTCGAATTGACCCGAAGCTTCACCTGATCGTTCGTCATAACAAGGCTAGTGGACATGGCTTTATTTCTTTCTATTTTGACACAATTGGCCGTAGCGTTTTGCTACGTTTCTCCCTTGCGCCGCGAAGAGGCTTGGGTCTTGCAAGGGAATAGGCGCGGCGGATTCTCGGCGACTATTCTGACTTACGGAACTACGTCCCGCGGAATAGTCTAACTAACAGAACCCACCCGCCGCCCATGGTTTTTATGCGGTGGCATACCCATGGGGAAACTAGGAAAACCCATGAGCCCGCGCGCTTTCGCACTCCTGCAGCTTACGCCATCGCCTTGGCATGGGCTTGCCTTCCTCGCGGGAAGGGTTGTCGCCCTGCAACTCTTGCTTGTACTTGCGGGAAGGTGTTCACCTCCGGGACCGTCGTCGCGCCCGTGCGCTGCCCGTTGCCCGCTTGCTGCGTCACCCGGCTACTAACTCTGCGGCGGCTCGCGTCTCGCGCGCCTTGGCAATTCGGGGGCGGCTGGCCTCTTAAAGGTTGCCCGCTTGCCCGTACCCTTGGCGCTTGTTCGAACCCTGCGGCTTACGTTGGCGAAACCAGCCCCATAAGGGCGGCTCGCCCGCTTTTGTCGGGGAGTCACTTGACCTGCTGAACTTGAAAGAACCGAACGCCATGAATGTACCACACCTTTCGGCGCGTTCCAGAAAATAATTAGACCTTGAAACCATGCTTTGGCAACTCACGCAACCGCAACGCTTTAAAATGCATTTGAGTTTGCGTATTTTCGGAATGGATACGGAAAACAGGTCGAAAATCGCCCTGCGCCGGTAGGCAACCACCTTGCCACCGTAGGCAACCACTTCATGTAGTGTTCACCTGTACACTACTCCAAGGGGAATGTTCCACGTGGAACAATGCAGGGGCGAACGGTGCAGAATGAAGGGCGAAGGCAAGGCAACGGAAGGCAAGGCAAGGCACAGGCGACCGGAGGCAATGGCACAGGCGACCGTTGCACACAGGGACGCGAGGCAACCGTTGCAACCCCTTCATCCCTTTGAAACTTTCAGAGACAAATCATTACTTGTTTCATCAGGATTCGCTTCGCCCCGCCGTCTCGCGTCTGTCTATCGACGCGCGCGCAGGCGCGCCCGCGTTCGTATCACCCGCGCGAGTGGGTAGGGGGGGGGAGGGGGTCACTCCGTTCAGTCTTGGCCGACAGTCGATTGATCCATCGACCCCTTAAAAAATTTTGCAAATATCCCCTAAAGGCGATTTGGCTTGATCACGAACGTTTTTCGACCCTAGATGCCTTTATGGCTAAAGAGCGCGTTAAACGCAGCAGAAAGGGGCTTAGTGAGGTTTCTAAGAGCGTTGCCTCATATGCCAATCGGGAAGGGAACTACTTGGAGCGGAAGCAGCCTGATAAGGCGATACAGGCTTTGGAGATGTTGGCTGAGGGATCGTCTTATGGGATGGTGAAGGCCCAGCTTGGGTTGAACTGGGAGACGATTAGTAGGCTGAAGGCGCGGCATCATATGGCCTTGGAGCAGAGGCGAGGGCAGTTGGCCGAAGATGCGTTAGACTTGGTGGAAGGTTTTCGGCTGCTTCAGAAGGAAAAGATGAAGCAGTTGGCGGAAGACCCTGAGCAGTTGGCGCGGACTAACATCAAGGACTTGGCTATCCCGTGGGGTATTGCGAACGACAAGTTCTTGTCGGCTATGGGAGAAAACAAGGTGACTATTGAGCACAAGAGTGCCGCGCCTAGCTTGGAGGATGCGATGAAGGCCATTGAGGAAGCTAGGGCCAAGCTGAAGGCTAGTAGCGTGGAAGTGGTGGCTAAACCCGTGGAGGCGTGTTGAAAAGGACAGGGTGTTTTTTCAACATCCAGAAAATGGAAACTAGGCTTTCCTTTAATGGCGATTCCCGGCATTAAAGAAAACGAGGCTTTCCTTTAATAATGTCCCTAGTCTGGGAGAGGCACGAAGTCTTAAAGCCGCCGACCAACGAGGAGTTGGCGGTGATGGAGGCTGAGGATGTCCTAAAGCTTCATGAGCTTTACCATTCGGCTATCGCAAATAGCAGGCGCGATCCTTATCGGTACGGCTGGAAGTTGCCTCATTGGAAGGACGCGGAGGAACTACTAAGCACTCATAGCGAGCTATTGGTGTCTGGGGGTAATCGCTCAGGGAAGACCAGTTGGGCCGCGCACGCGGTAGTACGGGCGGCTGTGGAGAACCCCGGCTCCGTAATCATGTGCTTCGCGCAAAATGCGGACGTATCTATCCGTCAGCAGCAGTCTGCGGTATACGACGCTTTGCCTGAGGAGTTTAGGGTGAAGGTACTGGGAACTGAGGAGAACGTATCCTATACCCGTAAGAACGGCTTTTCCAAGTCCAGCCTCATCCTGCCTGTTAGCAAGAGTTCGATCATCTTTAAAACCTATGCTCAATTCATTAACAACGACACAATCCTTGAGGGTGCTGAGTTGGGGTGCCGCAATCCTAGCTGGATCAACATTGGCGCTTGGTGTGATGAATATCTCGTCGGCCCAGAACTCCTTAGCACTCTTCGTTTTCGCCTCGCTACTCGCAACAGCAAGCTGGTCGTTACTTTCACACCTATCGACGGATACACCGAAGTCGTCCGAGACTACGTCCAAGCAGCAGAAACCCTGCGGGCAAAACCAGCCGAGCTTCTGGGTGGACGGAGTGTGCCCTATTTGCAAAAATCTCGAAACCGCGATGCGGGCATCATCTACTTTCACAGCCGGGACAACCCCTTCGGTGGTTACGAGCGTATCTCAGCAGACTTGGCAGGACGCCCCGAGAATGAGATTCTCACCCGCGCCTATGGTATTGCTACAAAGTCTGTTAGCACAAAGTTCCCCAACTTCAGCCGAGAAGTCAACGTAGTCGCCCATACCTCTCTTAAGCTAGAGAACACTACCAAGTACCTAGTTCTCGATCCGGCTGGCCGCAAGAACTGGTTTATGGCGTGGATTGCGGTGGACCCTACCGACACTTGGTACGTCTATCGTGAGTGGCCGGATACTAACATAGGCGATTGGGCTAGGTGGCAGGGTGGTAAGTGGGCGTCTGGAGAAGGGGCTAAGGGACTAGGCTATGGGATCAAGGACTACGTAGAGTTGATTAGCTCTATGGAGGCCGAAACGCAGGATGAGGTGTTTGAGCGCCTGATCGATCCTCGCCTTGGCGCGGCGGTCTATCAGACGCTAGGCGGCGTATCGTCAATCATCTCCGACCTTGCGGATGCGGGACTGACCTTCATCCCGGCACCGGGACTGGACATCGAGGAAGGATTGCAAGCGTTGCAGACCAAGATGGCCTATAACCGCAAGGCTCCCATCGACTCGGTCAACCGCCCACACTTTTACATCTCCGACCGTTGCCAGAACATCATCACAGCCTTGCAGGAGTATACGGCAGAAGGTGGCGGGGATGAGGCGTGGAAAGACCCTATCGACGTTTTGCGCTATCTGGCTGTCAGCCCTGCTACCTACATCAGCCCCGAGACTCTCAAGACTACCAAGCCCAGCCGAGGAGGTTACTAATGAAAACCAAGAAGCCTGTTGTTGAAAGTATTGAACCACCCAAGAAGACCTCCGTCTTCCAAGCCAAGGTGCTTCAACACGCTCGAAACCCGCAATGGATGTATTGCGTACCCTTTGGAGATAACGACCACAAGATTTCCGTAGTTGTTCCAAAGCGATTTAACGGCAAGCTAACCGGCAAAGTTGTCTATGTTGAAGCCATTACCGATGCCTCTGGCGTCACTTACAGGTATGCAGAGCAGCAACGACAATGATAAGACCACCAATCCAAGGTGGCTTTTAGAGCACTCAGATCGCCTGCTTCGCTACGAATGCGAACTTAGGCGTAAGTCGGGTGCTAGTAGCGAACTCTTCCCAGACGAGCTTTCGGACAAGATTGGGCGCACTCAGGGATACGTCTGTGGTATTATTAAGAACGCAATCGCCCGCGCCAAATTATGTCACAAACCAAACCGGACCAAGCACTGACTTTTGTTGAAAACGAAGGGCCGGATGTTGTTGCGCTGATTGGTGCGTACAACCGGACTATCACAGAGTTAGGCACGTATTTCAATCAATGCGTTACTAGCTCGGATGGCAGGCGTTGCTATTGGCCGGGGAAGTCTACGGACTTGCGTAAGCATGGGGCTGATGCGTTCCCGTGGGAAGGGGCTTCGGACACGGAAGCGCGTGTCATTGATGAGCGTATCAATAACTACGTCTCGCTGTTTACGGCGGCTTTGGAACGTGCTAATATCCGTGCTTATCCGGTAGAGAGTTCGGATATGGGGCGTGCGCGTGTGGTTAGTGCGTTCATCAAGTGGATGCGTTCTACCTACATCCAACGCTTTCGGCAGGAAATGGAGCTTGGGGCTAACTACTTTCTGGAGCGTGGTCTGATGATCACGTACATTGGGTGGGAGCGAGTGGAGAAGAAGTATCTCCAGAAGATTGATCTTCAGCAGATTGCCGGGGCATCGCCGGAACTGGCTAAGCTGATTGTTGAGGGCCAGAACGATACTGAGATTATTCAGATGCTGAAGTCGGTCTACCCTGACCTAATCGATAAGCGGGCTAAGAAGGCGTTGAAGGATTTGCGGAAGACGGGCTTTGGCGAAATCCCTATTAGCCGCTTGTCTGTGGATCGTCCATTTGTCCAGACCTGTGCGCCTGATGGAGATGTGTTCTTTCCGTCCTACTGCATCAACCCGCAGCGTGCGCCGTTCGTATTCTACCGCACGTTCTTGACGGTGCAGGAGGTGCTTAGTCGCGGTGCGTCAGACGGCTGGGATATGGATTGGTGTGAGCACGTTGTGAACAACTATCACGGCGTGAACACGTACAATCTGGAAAACGTGTACGGCACGCGGAGTACGTCGTATTCTCGGTACGTCCAGCAGTACAACGCCTCTGAACTGGTCGAGGTGATTTACGGCTTCCAGCGACTCATTGACAGCGACGACGGATCGGAAGGCATCTACTGCACGATCTTCCATCCTAAGTTTACGGGTCAGGGCGACATCAAGCCCTACGCGAAGCACGAACTGCTGAACGGCTACAACGACTACCCGTTTGTCGTTACGCGGCTGTCTGAGGACAGCAAGCGGTTGTACGAGGTGCAGACCTTTACTGACCTGTTGAAGGGGCCGCAGGATCAGATTAAGGCTGAGCGTGATAGCCGCATCGACCGCAACAGTCTTGCGACGCTGCCGCCCATCATGCACCAGCCGGGAAATCCGCCTACGGACTACGGACCGGGACGGTTTATTCCGGTGCGGCGGGCTGGCGAAATCGCCTTTGGGCCTACTCCTCCGTACAATCCCGGCTCCGTGGAGATGGAGAATACGATGGTGACGGCGGCGGACAACATCGTAGGGTTGACTGCGAACAATCCTATTAGCGCGGTCCGACAGCAGTTTTTCGTCAACAAGTTCCTGCATCACGCGCAGGAGGTCTTGAAGATGTGCTTCAAGTCTTATCAGCGGTTTGGTCCCGATCAAATCTTCTTCCGCGTGACTGGCGTGGCCGACCCGATGCAGTTCGACAAGGGCAACCCTGACGAGGACTTCGACATCAAGATTAGTTTTGATGTGCTGAACAACGATCCCGAGACCGTTGAGGCTCGTCTTAGCCAGTTTGTTAATCTTCTCCAGCTAGACCGCAATGGCCGGATCAACGTAGACGCCTTGCTTGAAATGAGCGCGGCGCAGATCGATCCGATCATGGCGGACGCCTTCT